ACTAGCACTCGAAAAAGGCTGGAGGTATAGTCCTAGGCTGCAAGTAGATTTATTCGGAAATAGTTGGGGTACATAATGTTAAACTGGTTTAAAAACAAACAAAAAACTCATATATCACCTGAAGAAGAGCGTAGATCTATCCTTGCAAAAGAAAAAGAAATTGCTTCAAAAAAAGGTCTAGCGTGGGTGGCAGTGCTTGACACCCAAGTTAATCCGGAAAATATTCGCAATGGATTCTTTGAATTAGATTGGAACAATCAATTTATTGAAGAACTAATTGATGCAGGCTACACAGGCGAAACAAATGAAGAATTAGTCGATCAATGGTTCAGGACTATTGCTACACAAATATTAAATGAGCAAGGGGTTGACAACGACCGCGGAATCGGGTATATTAAAGTATAAACATTCTAATCTAAATAGATATGGCAACTTATATTCTAGTTGATAGTGCAAACACATTCTTCCGTGCTCGCCATGTTGTACGTGGCGACATTGAAACGAAAACAGGCATGGCGCTACATGTCACATTAAGTTCTGTTAAAAAGGCTTGGCAGGATTTTAACGGCGATCATGTAGTATTTTGTTTAGAAGGTCGTAGCTGGCGTAAAGATTTTTACGCTCCTTACAAGCGTAACAGACAAGAATCTCGTGATGCACTTACTGAACGTGAAGCAAAAGAAGACAAAGCATTTTGGGAAACATTTGATCAATTCAAAGACTTCATAATAGAAAAAACTAATTGTACAGTATTACACGACCCGCAGCTAGAAGCAGACGATCTAATCGCAGGTTGGATTCAGCAGCATCCTAGCGACCAACACGTAATTATTTCAACTGACGGAGACTTTGCTCAACTCATATCGCCTAATGTTAAACAGTATAACGGTGTGACAAATCAAACTACGACAATAGATGGATATCTAACAGAAAAAGGTAATCCTGTAAAAGATCGCAAAACAGGAAAACCTAAACCTGCACCCAATCCAGAATGGCTGCTATTTGAAAAATGTATGCGAGGAGACACTAGTGATAATGTGTTCAGTGCATATCCAGGCGTCCGTAAGAAAGGTACAAAAAATAAAGTAGGATTGCTCGAAGCATTTGACGATAAAAAGTCAAAAGGTTTTAATTGGAACAATCTTATGCTGCAACGCTGGGTTGATCACGAAGGTGTTGAACATCGTGTACTGGATGATTACAATAGAAATGTTATGCTATGTGATCTTACAGCACAACCGCAAGAAATTAAAGAAATAATTAGAAACAAAATACTAGATGCACCTAGTAAATCTGTAGGACAAGTAGGAATCAAATTTATGAAATTCTGTGCAAAACACGAATTAAATAGATTATCTGAACAAGCTGATGCATATGCAAAAATTATAAACTCTAGCTATAACGGAGACACACAATGACAGTTCACGCGAAAGAAATCATAAATGGTAAATTTTGGATTTTAGAAGACGAAGGTGAAAAAGTAGCCACTCTTTCTTTAGCAGATGACAAATTTTTATTAGCTGATCGTAAAGGCACTAGATTTTTTGATAACACTGTTTCTGTAGAAACAGATTTTGGGAAACAAATTGTTTGGGAAAATTTAGAAATTGTCGAACATCACTTTAATGAAGTACATGGTTATCAAGCGTCTGTTAAACCATTTAATGCAATGTATAATATACAAAAAAAATTACCTTTGTTCACAAAAAGTAAAAATTCAAAAAGTATTTATTGTGCAGGATACTATATTATAAAGTTTGATAAAGGATGGGTTAAAAGTTATTGTCCTAAATTAATTACAATAGAAAAATATCAGTACGAAGGACCTTTTAAAAATAAAATCGAAATGAGATCTGCGTTGGCTAACAAAAATGCAAAATAATACACCTTTAAATACAATACCAATAGAAAATTTTATAAAATTAATAAAAGCAGCAGATGCAAAACGCGACAGAGAAATTAGACTTTCTATACAAGATGCAAAGAATTTGACGTATGTTTTAACATTATTACTGGCAGATTTATATAATAAAAAAATAAAGGATAAGGAGTCAACACAAGAAGAAATAATATCAATAACTGTAGACGGTGGTAAAGGATGGTAAATACACTTATGAGTAGACCAAAACCAAATATATTACTTGAGCATACCAATAAAGTAAATTATAGAGTTGAACAAATATTAGATGCAGAAGCTGTATGGATGGTTGTATATAAAAACAAACCATTTAATCTTAGAAGTGGACATAGCTTGTTAAGTCATCCCGGACCAAAATATAAAAAAACAAGTTTTACTAATCCTGGACATGCTTATAACCTTGCCAAAAAATTAAATTCATTATTTGAAACAAATGATTTTTCTGTAAAAAAGATTGTAGATTTTACAAATGACTAATAAAGAAATATTTACAAAAATTTTTTTAAAACAAGCTGATATAGCTATATCTCCTCCAACCTTAAAACTTTATACAAGAAAATGGTGGCAAAATACTAGAGATAAAGATAAAGGCGGCCTGCGTTTAACCGAAGAAGGATTTAATTTTCTAAGCAATCAAATAGATTTAAGATTTTACGAAATACCGTTGCCTAGGACACTCAAGTTGACCACACAAACTATTATTTTCCTTGATCAATTTATAACTTGTCCTTACTTCCTAGAGCAAAGTAGTATTTTTGTGACAGATGAAAAGAAATCTATGGAACTACATCTTTTTAGTGGTGATTTAGAAAAATATGGGTTAACAAAGGCGATGAGTAGATATGACTGATAAAGAGTTGCAGGACATACTAGCTGAACTTTCGGATAGTCCATCTACCTTCAAAACTGCTATAGAAACATACAAAAATATGTCCGATTCAGATCTTAAGCGAGAATTAGGCGAACAAATTAAACAGGCCAAAGAAAATTTTGAAAAGCTAGACATAATGCTAGAAGACTTGCAATGGGACATAGAAACTGAGCTTGTTAATGAAATTTTATCAAAAAATTCTCAAAAAAACTCTTGACCTTCCCTACACACCTGCTATACTATTATTATGTTGCGTAACAGAGCGCAACGCATTTTAACCCTACCAGGAGATACTAAATGGATACTGCACGAACACTTTCCCCAAACAAAGCCAAGTCACGTATTTCACATGCTATCACTAAGAAGCGTCCAGTATTCATTTGGGGGCCTCCAGGCATTGGCAAGAGTGACATTGTGCATCAGATTGGCGATGCACTTGATGCTCACGTCATTGATGTTCGATTGAGTTTGTGGGAACCTACCGACATCAAAGGCATTCCTTATTACTCAGCAGAAGACAACAAAATGAGCTGGGCACCTCCAGTTGAATTGCCTGATGCTGCAATGGCTTCACAACACAAGGCTATCATCTTATTCTTAGATGAGATGAATTCTGCTGCACCTGCTGTACAGGCCGCTGCATATCAACTTATCCTTAATCGTCGTGTAGGCGCTTACGAACTGCCAGACAACGTTTATATTGTGGCTGCAGGTAACAGAGAAACTGACAAAGGTGTTACTTATCGCATGCCTGCTCCGCTTGCTAATCGCTTTGTTCACTTAGAACTTGCTGTAAGCTTTGACGACTGGTTTAACTGGGCTGTTGACAACAAAATCCACAAAGATGTTGTAGGCTTCCTACAATTTGCCAAACGTGATTTATATGATTTTGATCCTAAGAGTCCTAATCGTTCATTTGCTACTCCCCGCAGTTGGAGTTTTGTGAGCGAATTGCTTGAAGATAATCTCGACGACGAAACTACTACTGATCTTGTATCAGGTTGTGTCGGCGAGGGTCTTGCAATTAAATTTGTTGCACATCGCAAAGTTGCTGCAAGCATGCCTAACCCAACTGACATCCTCGAAGGCAAGATCAAAGAAATCAAGTCTAAAGAAGTCTCTGCAATGTACTCACTTACTGTTTCACTATGCTACGAACTAAAAGAAGCATGTGACAAAGGTGACAAGAAGTTTGACTCTAAAGTTGACAAGTTTTTACGTTTTATGATGGATAATTTTGAAACTGAACTTGTTGTTATGGGTGTAAAACTTGCACTTACACAATATCAGCTGCCGATTGATCCGGACGAAATTGACTGCTTTGACGAATTCCACGAGCGTTTTGGACGTTATATTACAAAAGCTCAACAAGCTTAATCCTACCGGGCGCCAAGTGCGCCCATTTTTTT